GAGTTTGAATGGGCTGTCGTCTATCCAAACTCAACAGTCCTTCGCACTTCTTACGGATCAACCAGAACCGTCTTCAAAGGAGACTGGATCATCTGTGGCTACAACGGAATACCTCATGCAGTTGCCAAGAATGATTTTGACAAGATGTATTATGTGGAGGGAGAATGAAAATCGTTCAGACTGAACACATATCGCCTCATATGGGAGAGATGGAGAAACAGTGGGTCTACAACGGACTCGACTGTTGTGTCACTCATGAGATCTCCAGCATCTTAAAAGAGCAGCTTGATGACGTAACTCGAGAGACGTATAACCTTCGCTTCGCGTTACAAGCACCCGTGCTGGAGATGAATCTTCGTGGTGTCTTGGTCGACATAACTGAGCGGGATCGCCTCATCATCGACTATGAGAAGCGGGTCAAACGCTTGAGTGACCAACTTGATGTGATCCTCGAAGTAGGGATCGGCACAACTTGCAAATGGTCCTCTCCAAAACAACTGATGGAGCTGTTTTATGGCGTACTCTGTATACCCCCTATCCGCAGACGAGGAGCGTCTGGTGAGATGGTTCCGACAGTCAATCGCGGCGCACTTGAAAAGCTCACGAACTACTTCGTCGCCCAACCGCTGGTCAACCACATTCTTCTTCTCCGAGAGATACAGAAAAAGATCGGTGTACTTAAGACTCGGATTGACGCTGACAAGCGAATGCGTACCAGCTTCAACATTGCCGGAACAGAAACTGGTCGCTTCTCCAGCTCAATGGCTGACCTCGAGACTGGAACAAACTTACAAAATATTGAAGAAGGCCTCAGAAGAATCTTCATCGCTGACCCCGGAATGAAGCTTGGGAACATCGACCTAGAGCAAGCTGAGTCAAGAGTGGTCGGCGCGATTTGTTGGAACTTGTTCGGAGATGGAGCTTACTTGGATGCGTGTGAGTCAGGAGATCTCCATACCGAGGTTGCTAAGGGCATTATGCCAGCTCTCGGATGGACAGGGGATCGTCATAAGGATCGAGACATCGCCGAGCGGCCACATTATCGTCAGCACTCGCTCCGGTATATGGCAAAGCGTCTCGGACACGGCAGTAACTACATGGGACAGGCTTCAACGATGGCGTTTCACTCCCAGATGCCAGTCAAAGTTATTAAGGACTTCCAGACGGCCTACTTCACGAAGTTCATTGCGATCCAGAGGTGGCATCAGTGGGTCGAAGACGAACTGAGATCAAAGGGTCAGCTGACGACGATGCTGGGGATGCGGAGATGGTTCTTCGGGAGGCGGAACGACCAGTCAACTCTACGTGAAGCGGTCGCCTTTGAACCTCAGTCCGTGTCCGTGGAAATCCTGAACCGAATTATGCTGAACGTATGGCGCGCTAACAAAGTACAGTTGCTGTTGCAAGTCCATGATTCACTCTTATTTCAGTATCCTGAGAAAGACGAAGCAATCGTCATACCGCAGATGATGAAGCTCTTTGAGTACCCTGTGAGGCTCCGCGGGGACAGAACACTGATAATCCCCGCCGAGGTAAAGACTGGCTATAACTGGGCTCCTAAAACAGATGAAAACCCTCAAGGACTCGCAAAGTGGAAAATGGCCGTGGGAGATCTTGGATAGAGTTATTTGTAGAACAGACCGCTGAAACAGCCTCGCCAGACATCTTCCGGAAGTGGGCTGGAATAGCAGCGATCGCAGGAGCGATGGAAAGAAAGATATGGGTAGTCTCTAGGGGAACACCACTGTTCCCAAACCTTTACGTCATGCTGATCGGACCACCAGGAGTGGGCAAGTCAATCATACTTGCTCGCATCAATCAGCTGTGGGGTTTTCTTCAAGAGCATCATAAGGGCTCGTCTTCGTTAACTCGAGCCTCATTTATTGATGAGCTTGATGGAGCAAAGCGTAAACAACTGTTTGGACCTGGACCCTATGAAGACTACAACTCACTCACAGCCGCAATCAGCGAGATGGGCGTTCTCCTCCCAGCTTATGAGCACGCCTTTATGTCCACTCTCACCGACATCTATGACGGAACTCCTTATAGTGAGAAACGAAGAACAAAAGAGCTGTCAATCACAATCGCCAAGCCTTTTTTTAATCTGGTGTGTGGCTCTACCCCTTCTTACCTCGGAAAATTCATGCCAGAGGGTGCTTGGGATCAGGGTTTTATCTCCAGAAACATTATGGTCTACTGTGGGATAAGCGAGCCACGCAATCCTTTTGAGTCACCAGCCAAAATCGAGTTAACAGGGCTCATAAAGGATCTCCGCTTGATAGGAGACAGCCGTGGTGAGCTGGTCTTCTCAAAAGAGGCTTCCACCGCCTTGGTAGCTTGGGTTCTCAGCGGCGGTCCCCCCACTCCCGACCATCCCCGTCTGGCCTCCTACATTCCCAGACGAACCGCCCACTTGCTGAAGTTGTGCATGGTGTGCGCGGTAGCCTGGGGTGCTTCGCAGGTGATAGAAATCCAGCATTACCAAGAGGCTCTCGGATGGTTGCTCGAGGCCGAGGCCCTGATGCCCGACATCTTTAGGGCCATGCTCAAGGGCGGGGATTCTCAAGCGCTCCAAGACTGTTGGCACTTTATTTGGAAGATGAATGGGCGGACGGGTCAGCCAGTTATGGAGAGTGTGGTAGCCCTCTTTTTGAGCGAGCGCGTCCCTGCTCATAACGTCGAGAAGCTTATGCAGCTCATGGTCCGGACTGGTCATGTCGAGCACATCCTCACTCCTAGTGGGCACCGAGCATTCAAGCCCTTACCCAAACCTCAGGACTTCTAAACCCACAGATCGCCCGCCTCCAGATCAGTGAGCCTTTGCGCCATCTGCTGATCAATGAAGCGGCCGTAATCAGCAGCACTTTCTATGACCTCTGGATAAAACGCTTCTTGATTGATGATCTCAACTGGTTGAACAAGGGGGACTACGCGCTGAACGCGGACTCGCCAGCCGGGAGGAACCGGGTTGCCCGAAAGGGGATAGGCGACGTAGCCACCAGTCGGAGAGCCTATCCCCACCACCTGATAATCAGCAGGCGCGATGTTGTTCAGCGCTCCGGTTGCGTCTTTGGTCTTGAGTTGAACGTGACTCAAGTCCATTATTGGAAAGTCGAACGCCCACTGAGTTGTCGCGCCGTTGCCTAAGTAAGTGGCGGCTGATGATTGAGTGGATAGAGTCATTTATCACCTCTGATATGGCTGGATAAATGGTTTATCCAACCCTCTCTTTCACTGTCTGTAATCGTGGCCTGTTCGTGCAGGCCTTGCTTTCTTCCGTCTCACTCCAGGCATCGTCGGCTGACCGTAAATCGTCAAGTTCTTCCACTCTCTTACATTTCTCGGAGCGTCTTGCTCAGAGTCGAACATATAGTCAGCAAAACGACCGAGGGTTTTTGAACCGAGCTTAAGTGGAATAAGCAATGCTTGTGCTTCAGAAGGCTTTGGCCATTCTCCCTCCCAAACCTTCTTCGCCCCACGAGAAATAGTACCAGCCGCACCCCACACTTGCATCAAGGGAATGCCACCACTTTGCACTCCTGGATGCAAGAACGAGTAAGCAAAATCCCTAAAGAATGGAACCATCCCAGCACCTTGACTTAGAACAGCCTTGCCAAGGAAAGAGGGAAGATCAAACTCTTCTTCTTCCTTGCCACGAACGGCCTCGTGAATAAGAGCCGGCACAAGACCATAAGCTGCGAAATACATCATTCCCTGCCAAAACGGTCCACTCATCCTCTTTGCTATCTTCCCATACTCGTCGTTCATAAACTCTTGTTTTGTTGCAGCTGTTCCTTCATTTATCTCATGACTAAATCGCCTGAATTGATTGTAGTTGTGGTTGAAATAACCATAGAACATAGTGAATGGAGCTAAATTAAGACTCCGTTGGATTGCGGCTTTATCAAGTTGTGAGACTCCGCCGTGAGCAGCACGAACAAGTCTGTCAGCCATAAAAACTGCGTCTTCATGAGACTTTCCATCATTTGTTGAGTTCGTGTATTGAGCGTGCCAAGCAACAACAGCCGTCATATAGTCAGTAAGCGAGATAAAGCTTTGAGCCCAACGATTATAACTCCATTGAATCGTCTGAAGATTACTCCAGTGTCCAAGCGCCTTCACAAGATTGAAGTTGTCTTTATTCCAGCGGGACTGAAGTTCAGGTGAATTTTCCCAAGCAAAGTTTGTCGCAAGCTCAAGATTTCTTGGATTTCTGAAGAGCATGTCAGATGATTTTAATAGAGTATCACCGACAACTTTGTAAGTGGCTGAGATTGATTGCCACTTCAATTCGCCGACTGTATTTGCGGCCGCGGACCCACTGTGGATAATGGCAGTAGCTGGACTGAAACCAACAAGATGAACAATAGCCGCTTGCCCTACATAGCGAAACAGCTTCGTTGCTACAGTCGCCCCAATATCATCTCTCCATCCACTATCATTAGCCATATCCGAAACCCAGCGCTCAATAGTATCGCCATACTCCTTTCCATAAGAGTCTTTAACAAGCCCCAAGATCTGTCTATCCTCGAGCATTCGAAGCGCATTCACCACCGCTGGACGAAAAGAGATGTCATGAAGTGTTTCTTTAATCCGATAACCAAGTGTTTCAAAATCAAGGCTTGGTCGCAGCATCCCTTTCGTCGACTCGAGCTGAACAGTCGCCGAGGGCAACGGATTGAATTGTCTGCGATCAACGAGCCCTTGTTGCTCACGAAACTGTGTCGAATCTGAATCTGAGTCAACAATCGACCAGTAACCGCCTTTCCTCTCATTTCCATAGCGATCAAAGTAAGTCATAGCTGGAGGTGGCTCCCAACCATAACCTCTCACCTGTCTGTAGACATTACTCTTCTCTGCAGTCAGTTCATCCCATACTCTATAAATGCTATCAAGGTAATGCCAATCATCAATGGACTTCATATTCGTCAGCAAATACTCATAAACATCTTGCTCGTTCCACTTATAACCATCAAGCAGTTTCTTTCGTGACTCCTCATTGCCAAAGAACAATCCAGCGATCCCAAACATATTGGTCCGCTTGATCGGCATCATGTTCCCATACTCATCAGTAAGCCAACGGTTTTCAGTCGCTTCTTTTAGCTTAAGATGGAGCGGTACATTCTCTTGAATTTGCTTCGCGAACTTTTCCTGAAGCTTCTCCATCTTCGCTTGACCCTCTTTGAAGGGCCGGAAGAAGTATTGAGTCATCGGACCATTAGGGTCATTTGCGTCAAGCCAAGTCAAAAGTGTCTCAATCTTTAAGAGGCTTGCATCAAATCCTCTCATCTTTGCCCGCCAAACCCCTGATTCAACATCAGTCCTATATCGTTCAGGCTGACCGAGCCTCGGAGAGAGACTTTCTCTCACGCTTTCAACAACGAGATCGTGTGCAAGCTTGCTTCCAACCGTTTGCACAAACTTAGAGTCCGTCCCGACGTTATCAAGCTCTGATAAAACAGTCCTGAATTCATTAAACTGATCAACGGTAAGCGCCTTCCACTCCTCAACACTCTGTCCTTTCTGTTTCATTTCTTCGAGGAATGTTGGCTGTGAGATGATCTCGCCTCTTTCTTGCCTGTTAGCGATCCACTCGTTCAAACTCAGATGTCCTGTTCCTTTGAAGGACTTGATGTCAGCGTTCAGTGTCGCATCATCTCTCGACTGCCCAATCTTCACTCCAGCCGCTCGAAGAAACTCGAGTATCCGTGCATTGTATTCAGGCGTCACACTATCAACAGCTGGACGACTCGCGTACTTCCGCATGATTGCGCCAGTTTCAGCTTGTTGTTGCTTCAGCTCAACAGCCATTCGCGTTCGAAGGAGAAACATATATTGATTTTGCTTCGCTTTGAAAGCACTAACGTAATCACCGGCGAGCAGCGCTTGTTCAGCAGCATTCCCATACTTTCCTGTCTGTGTTTGATAATGCTCGACTCTCGACGCCTCCTCAACAGACAACTTCCCAACCTCTGTTCGAATGTGCTTGACAATCGAGTCATTATCAATTCTCACTCCATTCGAGAGCGCCTTCATTTCATCAGTAAGCACATCAAGTTGAGCAACATCAACCGCCGCTGCGACACTCCTCTCAAGTATATTCTGTTCCATATCTCCATGTTCATCAGTCAATCTACGATTGATCTCCTCATTAACGAGCCTCGAGTATCGTTGAGTATTCGTCTCCCCAGCATCAACTCTCGCCTTCTCATTCTCCATCAAGTTTCTAATCAGCGTCTTCCCATCCCCTTGCTGGAAGACAGTCGCCAGATTATCAGCACTTATCTGCCGCGTTGGGTCTTTGATAAACATCTTGCTTGGTAGTGTATCACTGATGTTCTCACCTTCTCTCACCCCCATCGCTGTCAGTTCATCTCTCGTAAACAACGAGTCAACATCCGCTGCGATCAACTTAACTGGAGGCAGCTTCCCTTCAACCTTAAATCTTACCTTTCCAGTGATCAAGTAATCAGGCAAAAAGACCTCCGGCCTCCTCGCAACAGCATCCGCAACCTCAGGCCCAATCTCCTTCGCCCACACCTTCCATTGAGCAGTCTCTTTCTGTCGAATAATCTTGTTAGCGGCGTCGAAGACAGACTTCGTGAGCTTTCGCTGAACCTCTTGAATGTGCTTGCTGTATCGAGCAAAATCTTTGACAATCAGACCCATCGCCTTAGGCGACTCGAAGAGTGGAGAAAGCCACATCAGCTTTCGTTGCTTCTCAATCGCCGCTCCAGTTTGACTCGCTGCCAGTCTTGCATCAAGATCATCCAGTGAGTTAACAACCGCCTCACCTTCAGTCTGCATCAGCTTCGTTGCCCAATTCGAGTAAGCAATATCGGCGACGCTGTGGATCACCTTGGTATCAATAACTCCAGGGATTTCGGCCGGTGGAGTTGGTAGCGGAGGCCCTTCCTTGCTCTTGAATACCTTTTCCGATCCCCAGATCGAAACCATCTCCTCTTCAGTAATCTCACCTGGCTTCCGAGTCGGTTCAACTTCCTCTCCTTCTTTCCTCAAGATTCCTTCGACTCTTGACTCCTCATGCTTAAGCGCCGCTTCTCGCTCAACCTGAGCAACCCGCTTTGCTTCTTCATCAATGAAGCGATGGAACTCTTCCATAGTCTTAGGATCACGCCTAACCGCAGCCTCGAGGATTTGATCCTCTTTCAGCTTAACAGCGCGGATCTGACCTTTAAACTCTTGAATAAACAGTAGTTCCGCTTCTTCCTTCGGGAGTGGATTCTCGCGGATCGTCTGCTCCGACTTCGCTCGCTTAATCAGCACCGCATCTTCACTCACTGGACCAAGCTTAATCGGACCTTCAGGAGTTGGTGGAAAGACGTGCGGCTCAGGTGGATGCAGACTAAACTCTAACTGTGTCTCCGGTGTTGGTGGAGTCTCAATCTTTGTCAAGCCCGCTTTAAGCCGAAGCTCGTTCGTCTTCTGGAGAGCTAAGTCGATTGGTGGCGCTTCTCGTCGATCAGTCAACAAACGGCGAAAGACATTCGGCTTAACCTGTATCTCAGGAAGTTGGATCGACGTCTCGAGCCCCGGCAAGTTAAGCTGTTGGGCGGGAATGGTGTCAGGAAGCTGATCAGCAAGCGGTTGAAGAGCCTGAACAACTTGTGCTCCTATTCCTGGTGCTGTCGGTGGTACTGCCGCTTCAGCCGCTTTCGCCGTATCAGCAATCGCTTTCTCATGCTCTTTGAGCGCTTTTTGTGCTTCCTCGATCGCCTTCATCTCAGCCGGAGACCAACCATCCCCCTGCCGCACATAGTCTTTTATCTCCGGATGCAACTCAGGCGGCACATTCGTCATATACTGACCGACGGTCGTCTGTATCTCAGTTCCGGTCGTTTCTGCACTCGCGAGTTGTTTGTCGAGGTCAGGAATGAACTCGAACGCTTTTCGATTAGCTACAACAATCTCAAGCGGAATGCCGATCGGCTGTTTATCAACACCATCAGCCAAGTCAGCCATCGCAGCTGGATCACGCTCCATCTGGCGGCTAAGTCGAGTGATCTCGAGCGCTTGATCAAGCCTGTTTTGGTTGGCGATGATCTGGACTTTATCAAGCTTCGTTGGAATACGAGCGTGAGAAACAGCGGGGCCGACACCAAGTGTACTCCCAAGTAAGAAGCCCTTCCCAGCAGCTTCAACAGCTTTCGCACCAAGCTCTTGAATTTTCTCTGGACTATTGAAGATCGTATCAAAAGCAGTATACTTTCTTTCATCTCCAACGTGGCCACCACCAGCATTCGTCGCTTCCAGTGCAATCTCTTTCGAAAGCTCCTCAGCAAGCGTCTGCGCGACATTCAGGATCGCCGCTTTGTATCCATAACGAGCTACTGCCGTTACAGCTTCTGTAATCCCTTGTCTGATCCCAACATCAGCGGCCATATTCTTCAGCGTTGCAACAACGGCGCTCTTTGCCAGGGTTCCGCTAGCCAAGTTCAACCCACCAACAAGCGTTCCACCTGTTATAGCCATGACTTGCTTAACAGACTCGTCGATCGGCGTCCCATAAGGGTCTCGCATCAAATCCAGCTCACGATAGATGGAGCCAGAGGCGGCAAGACCAGTTTGAATAGAGAAAGAGCCGAGCAAGCCGACTGTTGCACCAGTAGCAGTGCCTGCAATCACTCCAGGCCCTGTCGCGGCCGTTGCAACAGCACCAACACCAGCGCCCGCTGCCGAAGCCATCACCGCTTCAGGTAACTGTGCCGCGGTTCCACCCAAAAACTCGGCGAAAGTCGCTGTTACCCAAGAAGCACCTGAAGGTTGGCGCTCTTTTTGTTTCGCTTCGTACTCAAGCAATTTAGGAAGCACCGAAACATCGCCCGCTTGATACTTATAAGCGGCCATACCGTACTGATGAGCCTCATAAGCGAGGTTATAATCGTCACCAGCCTTTATAACGTCTTGAGTTACGTCGTTGATAAGCCGTAAATTCGAGAGAATTGGCCCTGCTGCAACTTGTGTTATTGGAGAGTCCCATCCACGCTTGAGCAAACGAGTGAGTCGATCAAGCGTTGGCAAATCGTCGCGACTCGTCTGCACATTTGCAGGGTCTTTGTACAGCCATTTCGCCAGTTCAGGGTTGACAGAGGCGATAGTTGTGTTGAGCTGTGTTACTCTATCCTTCTCCCACGCGTCCCGCTCGACGTGAACAAGATCAGGGTGGACTCCGACTTTTTTAGCAGTCTCTATAGACTTAGCATAATCGTCTGGATTGGTGTCCTGATGACCAATGAGACTCGAACGAACAAGCATTTCATCATGGTTAGCCTGTTTCTCCTCTGCATCAACGAGCGAGACGATAGGCTTTTTCTTCTTCACCTCCTCAGGAAGATAAGGATTGAGGTAGTCGTCTGGAGCAGGCGGCCCCAATCCTGAGCTATAATTCACATCAGCCATACATCACCAATAGTTAAATTCACCAGATCGTCGCTTCTTAATCATCCACTCACGTTGGGCGCGTGGAGTCGGAACCTCGCCAGACTTCTTAAAGTCTGCCGTCATCTCAGCTTCAAACTTCTTCGGAACTTGGAACTCAAAAGTTGGCGTCGCTTTAGCACCAAGACCAAAGAAACCACCACTCTTTTCCGTCCCTGTTATCCTCAAGAGTTCATTCGTCTTGTCTGTAATCCACTTTGAGTCAGGTAAAGCTCCTTTATTCTTCGGATCAGCTCGATAAGCACTGATCTCGGCCTCAAGCGCTCCAGAAAACTTGTAATAAGGATCATTAGGATTCTCTTTATCCTCGCGATCAGATGGCGGCAAAATCTGAGCTACACGAAGCTGAGCTCTAACTGACGGAATACCCAGCGCGTTATCCATTATCCGCTTCTCTAAGTTCGCGTCCTTCCCTTCATTCAGTTGAATCTGTCGTGTGATCAGTTGATCTCGGTGTCGATCATCTATGTCGATTTCAGAGAGTTTCAGCTTCACAAACTCCTCTGGATTTGACCTCGACATCCCCATATAGCCAATGAACGCTTCTCTGTCTTCAGGAGTCGCACTCCGTCCCTTCCCTGTCGAGTTCAAACGTAACACTTCACGTCTAAAGTGTTCAACTCTCTCAGGATTATTCTGTTGTAAAATCTCCACTTTCGCTGCCAGCTTCGGATCATCAGTAATATCCTTGAAGCTTTTTGCCCTCGGCACCCCTTTTTCAGGAAAGCCTTGAACCGCTTTCGAGATTTCTGTATCCGCCTCTTTCAAAACAAAAGCCTTTTGTTGTTTCGCCTTTTCCCAATTTCCTTTGAACTCATGCTCATAAGCACTAATAGCAGCATGATTCCATCCAGCCGCGTTTTGCTTATCTCTTGCTTCTTTCAGTCGCGCCTCAATCTCCGCTGGTGGTGTCTCAGCTGTAACTGGCCCCCAAGTCTTTGCTCCAGTCGAGGTAACAACAGTCGCTCCATCAGCACCTGTCGCTTGTGCATACTGCGGTCGATAAGACTGTGGTGCAGGTGAAGCGTCAGTCATCGTTCCAGTGTTCAATGAAGCGTAGCGAACTCGATGACCGCCTCCATCGCCGCCAGCATAAGCCCCTCCAGAATATCCTGGACTGATGTGATCGAGCACGCCTCCAGCCTTTAGCCCCCGTTCAATCGCAGCAACCTCTTGCGGAGTCGATTGTCTCGAGTAAACGCCTAAGCCCTTCCCGACCTCTCCCGAAGCTCCAGTTATTCCAATATGGACCTTGAGCGGATCGCCCATGTAGCCAGTACCAATTCCACCAGCTCCAGCCTTAGCAACGGCCTCGAGAAATGCCAATCGCCTTGGATCATTCCTATCAGTGATGACTCGGCCGCTCTCATCAAGTATATCAACATCAGCAGCTCGGCCATGATTATGACGCAGAGAGCCAGTCCAACCTCCAGGTTGATCTTTCTTCGCTGGGTCTCGGTCAGGCGTTTGACCTCCAGAGGTGACACGGATTTGCACTCCTGTTGCAGTCGCAGCTGTCTCAAAAGCATTCTTCAGCGCTGGATCAATCGGCTTGTTCCTGATCCCATTCTGCGCTTCGATAACCCTCGATCCAGCTTTCGGCTTCGCATTCAAGTCACCACGATTGACCTGATTAGCATAAGATATAACAGAGCGGTCTTTCATCTCCGTCGGTTTTGTAGATTCTTCAACGTAATCGTCTGGATCATCTTGATGGACTTGAGCACCGACAGGAATCACTCGAGCATCATTCGCAATGCCTTGACGACCAGTCACCCCAACCACCTTCGCTCCGTTCCAAGGCCCCCAACCACCTTCCACCGCCTTGTTCAGCGCAAAGTCAACAGTCTTTTTCCAGTTGTTTGGATCACTTGGATCACCGTGCCCTGAGTCAACGAATGTATTCCCAAGCCCTGTCCTTCCTTTTCCATCTCCTGTATACAGCTGAAACGGCCCCCAAGAGTTCTCTCCGGGGATCGACGACTTGAAACCAGCCGAGCCCTCACTGAAGTAAACGGCCAGAGCCGTCCCAGGATCAATTCCTCTCGCCTTAGCTGCATTCACAACATAATGCTCAACTTCAGCACTCCCCACAGGATAACCAGGGATCGCATGAGACCTCGTTCCAGTCGGCCCAACCGCATAAGTCCGTGACTGTGCGCTTATCTCCGTCGATTCAGGCGGATACTCACGCTCAGAGACCTTGTGTCGATCAGGTGCTGTCGGCGCAGGCTTCGTTGGCTTCGTCTCCGGCTTCGTCTCTGCTGGTTTCGGCCCATACTTTTGTTCTTGGCGTTTGTGGAGCGCCTCCGCGTAAGCATCGGCTTCTTCGGGTGTATTGAACTTGCCTAGATGCTGTCCTGTCTTCTTAAAGTGTTTAACAGCTTCCTCTTGTGAGACCTCTTTTCCATTGATAATAGTCGGAAGCAACACTTCCTTTCCATCAATGTTAGTCGAGAAAGATTTTTCGGTGCTGAATGATCCATCTTTATTCTTCAGCACTGCCCGCTTATCAAGATCAATATTCCCCTTCTCAACTAAGCCCGCCGGTTTCTTGAGTGGCTCCTCAAGATCAACCTCAACCTTCTTCTCGCCTGGCTTCGCGGGCGCAGGAGGTGGTGCTACTGAAGTGAACGGTGACGGTTCTCTCGGCCCTCTTGGAGCCCCTGGCACCGTCGAAGGCCCTGTAACTGGCTTCGCGACCGGAGGTTCAATCGGACCACCTGCCGCCGCATCTTTAGCTGCTGCATCAGGCGCTACCTTATTCGCAATTCCTGCATCAATAGCCTGTCTGACAATCTTCTTATCAGCATCCGTTATATGAGTATCATATTTCGTTGACCACTCTTGTGCCTTAATAGGATCGTTGATAGCCATATTCGCGATGAACTTCGTGTACGCAGTACTACTGACGTTCGCGATCTCAGCTTTCGTCCTCTCCTCAGACCAAAGATTCTTTGGGTTTCTCTGTCTTGTTCGAGTCGCCCCATTCACAACATCTATCGCATGGTCAAGCGACTCTTCAGTCTGAGCAACGGCCGCACTTTCGATCGCCTGATTGGTTCGAGCTACAGCCGTGTCGTCAGCATCTTTATCGACTTGATCTGTCTTATGCTTAAAGCCATTCATCCAAGCGTTCTTATAATAACGCTGTCCATTAGCCGCTATCAACTTTTCTGCTCTCTTATTACCTGCTCCTATCTTCGAGGACTCGGCAATAGCATCTTTAACTTTCTTATCATAATCATCAAAGCCATCGGCTGCATCAGCCCCTTGTTTGCGTGAATACTCATCTTGGATAATAGTCATCCTTTTCATCAGATCAATATCAGACTTCTGAGCAAGCGTCGTCGCCTCTTCAGCCTTATTCTTTTCCTCCATCCCAGCAAGAGTTGAACCAAGCTCACCAAGCGTATTACCAAACCCCTTCAACGCGGCTCCAACTTGAGAGCCAAACATCTCGTCAGAAACCTTGATATTTTGCCACGCACTTGGAGGCGCAGTTGACTCGACCTCACGTAGTCCAGTGTAAGGAACATTCAGCAATGATGATCGTGGCATTTAAGTCTCCTAAGAGAGCAGGCTTTCGCCGCCTCCACCTCCACCACCGCCCCACTTCCCAGCGACCTTCCCAAAGCCACCAAGCAACGAAGAAAAGGCGTTCAGCATCCCCGCTTCTTTCGCGTGTTGGGCTTGCATTCGATAGAGCCCTGATTGCGCTTTTTGGTTCGTTGCTTCAACATCGAAGCCCCATGCCTTCCGTTCAGCGTTCGATTGTACAGTAAGAGCATCCAAGCGCGCCAGTTCATGTTGACTCGCTATCACTTCCCTCGATGATCCACTTTCAATATCGACTCCAGACGCTCCCAAAACCGCCTTTTGCGTCCCAAGCGTCTGTGCTGCTTTCAAGTCTTGTTGTTGCGCCTTGATCGCTCCATCTTGTCTCGCAAGATTCGATTGTTGCAGCGCAATAACCTCGTTGTTCCGCGCGACCTGCGCTTGATAGTTCGCAGCGTCGGCCTGAGCTTGGCCTTGCTTCATAGCGCCGATTGCGCTAACAACTCCGCCTATGATGCCAATAGCGGCTGCCATCCTTCATCTCCTCTCAACCAAGTAAGCTTTTCGTTCGAAAGCGCCTCTTTAGTTAACTCGTAAGTCTTAAACTTTATCCCATACATCCTCGTTACACCAGTCTGCTTAAATCCAATGTACTGAAGCCACCTTTGGCTTATATCACTCCGAAGCGGTGCAATAACACTCAGTCGATCATACTGCCCAAGCAACTCCTCCAGAAACAAAGCACTTACCCGGACGAAGGTGACCCAATGCTTCTCAACTAACTCCGTCGTCAGCATCCAAATGTAAGCATGATTGCTGACAATGCTGACCATCCGCACTCCATACATCACACCCAAGTGCCCATCAGCAAAACCACACCAAACATCTCTTGAACCTTCGACCGCCTGTTTAAGTCCTTGCCCCTCCATATCAGCAACGATCATAAGCTCATTCCGTGAGAACTTGCGAAGGTTCTTGAGAATCAACTCAATGTCTTCAGGCGTCGCTTTTCTTCTCTCATAAACGGTCATCAGTCATCCCCAAGTGTGGCCTCAGGAATAACAGCAACTATATTCGCGGGCAATCCAGCTTTCGATCGAATACAGATCTGTCCATCTTCTTTCCATAGTGGGTCCATCACGATCCTAAGATCGCCTGAAAAGAGTGAGGGCGTTTCGCCTGAGAGCACCGATGGTTTCAAATCCTTCACCTCCGTCAGCGTATTAAAGGTCATCCCTGATGACAAGCCGCGCGTATCAGCCACTCTGATCGTCAGCGCTGGTATCTTCTTCATTCGACCCTGAACCGTTGGCTGTGACTCGAGTCGAAGCGTCTGGAGATCGGCCTGATAGCCAAGCCCAATAATCACACTCGACCCCGGCGCATCCAGCGTCACCTTCCCAGCAACAACCTTCTTATCCGTCTGTAGTTTCCCATCAACAACTACAGTAACCGTCATTCCTTCAAGATGGCCAAGACCACTAACTGAGCTTACAGGATACGAGGCTTTCCAAGTCCCGGCCGCTTGCTTAGCCATATGCCGATCACCAGACTCTTCAACGACAAAAGTGTCTGTTGGCGGGACAAGCATCGTTGTCATTATTGAAGAAGCATTGTAAACAGTGTGAACTTTGAATTTGCCTCCACCAGCACGAATCTCATAGCCAATCCAATTTTGGTTAAAGATCGCTCCACCAGAAGTGTATAGATAGACGTTATTCTTGTCTGAAAGTGATAAGCTATCTAATGAATCACCTCCAAGATACATTGGGAGTGACAAGGCACAATCAAGAAACCAAGAGTCTTCAATCGCCCGTTGAAAGCGAGGTTGGAACTGCTCAATAGTCAGCATCCGCTCCCCTGTCGGCAGCACCCGCTCAACCGCAGCATACACTACATCTCTTATCCCCTCCCTAACACAGCCGACAGCCCTGTACGATCCTTGGGTGCTATGCACAGCCCAACCAGCCACCTCCTGATCCTTTAGAAAGGTTAAACTCAGCAACACTCCATCATCCCTCACAACCCAAATAACTTTATCGGGCTCCTCTGCATAGCACCAGCTTTTGATCGTATGGTTCGAGAACAAGTGGCTCGAAAGCACAGTCACATCCGCACCAGTGTAGATGTTCGCGAAGAAGTTGTAGCTGAGGTTCCTGACAATGGAACCGTTCACTTGGATGAACAAGATCTCGTAGCCGATGACTATTGGTGGGAGATCAGCGCAACCGTTGAAGGCCTGAGGTGTCGCCATTACTTGTGTCGGAGTGACTGGAGCGAACTGTTGTGTACCACTTAACTGCCACGCCCCACCTGAAGTGAGCATCACCAAGCCACCTGGCATTGGGATCATATACTTAATAGCGTTCATCTGCTGTGAGGCAAGGGTGAACTCAAACGAGTCACCATCGTTGATTGGAGTGCTGATGTCAAAGTTGTGATAAGAGCCAGGCTTCGATCCCCACACTGTTGAGGGATCGTTTGTCGTAGCTGCGAACAAAAGCCGTTGCTGGAAGTAGCTAACAGCTCCTGGATAAGTCCCTGTCTGTGCTCCAGTCTTTGCTATCGCAGCAGCTCCTTGTCCATTGCCATAATCAGCAAAATTAACTGTGGGTGAACTGTAATAACCACCTCCAGCCTCAACATTGACGCCCATAACAGCGCCGTAGGTAATCATTGGAGTAATGACAGCACCACCACCTGTTGCATCAGTTATCCAGCACTGTGTAAAGTTGTCGTAGCCGGAACCATTCGCTGTCACAGTGACTTCGACGATCTGAAGTGGTGTAAATGGGTCTCTGTGTTGAGGAGGCGACTTCGTGAAGTTAGGCAAAATGTTCGTGTCAGTGTAGACTTGGGCTCGAGTGCTCCCAATAAAGCCCATCCTCATTCCATTAGTGATCTGTGCATTAGCGCCTGAAGTGGCCTTGTAAACATTGTAATACTCAGCACCGGGAACCGTTCCCCAAGTAATATTTATCGTCACTCTGTGCGTCGCCATATCAAGCGTATTGTCCATTCTGGCGATTGGACTAAGCAATCCTTCAGTACCATCCTTTCCAACAGCTGTTATCGCATATCCATAGTTAACATAAGCGGCCGCTTCTGGATCAATATAACCAGTCGCTGATGCTGAAAGGCCACAACCCCCCGACACACCAACCTCAGAACCAATCGTAAAACCTCGACCACGCCAATCAGTGTGACCATAACGGACTATCTCTATTATCTGATAGTTTGGATGCACAAGAGTCAGTGTGTCACCGCTTTGGGTCCACTTCAGCTTCGGCAGATCATACCAGTTCCAATAACCAGTGATCTGATAAATATTATTAGCTCCATCAACAACATAACCGCCTCGTGTTATAAAGCGGATATAACCATGACCTATCTCAAGTAAATACGTCTGGTCATTGTTGAAGATAAAAGGGACAAAGATAACGTCTAAATTCCAGTAAGGTGCCTTTCCAACAAACCTTGTTCCCGCCCGCTTACTTGCACCCCCTCTAAAATCAACGAGGAAGTTGTGCATCTTAGCTGCGCCGATCTTATACTTGTTAAGATCGACTCGTCCAAACATAAGCGGAGAAAGTTCACCCGCCGAAAATGACGACTGGATGATTGGAGCTGCCATTAGACCGAGCCTCCAAAGAGCGGCCCGTACTCAGGTATCCACGGACCAGTCCCCATCGACGGTCCAACTCCCCTCACCGACAACCAATCAGGCACATGATCCATCACGTTCAAGCCTTCATTCGCGTTCTTCACTCTCGCATCCAAGATATGCGTGTTCGCAAGCTTCGTCAGTGCGTCTAACATCTTCAGATCACCCGTCAACGAGGTGACTGTCATTGCGGCGAGGGCTTGAACGAAGGCACGACTGAACGACTCGTCAAAAAGCGCTGTGTCAGTGATGTCCTTCGTGTAACACATAACAGCTTGTGATACGTTCGTGAGCACTACATTCTTTGGAGCAGGGTTCAACGGAATTGTGCTTGATGCGATCTCAAACTTTGGCATTGGCCCTTGTGAGGACGTGTCGGCGAATAGCTTTGGGTCTGCTCCAGTAAATGGGACAGCTGGCTGGCTATTAGCCAGATTTGGTAAGACGTAACGGACGAGCAAAACGTCTGCTGGAATGCCGTAAGCATAAAGCCAAGGAGGGGGTGGTTCATAAGTTGAGTTCCATCCATTCACTGGCGAGCCAAGCGTTGGATCAGCCTCGGGCGTTCCAAAGCGCGCTCGAATAAGAGGGAACCTTGCATAGGCGCGAGCAAAGCCCCAATGTGCTGCACGAAGCAACTGCTTTCGTGTCGGCTCAAAGCTAAGTAAGCAAGCCCTCGCTTCGTTACTCTCCTCTGAAATAGCGGAGATGCTCGAACGGGTGCCAACCACTGCAAGCGCTTGATTACAGAGTGATGTAACGTCCGCCATCTATCACCTCATAGAAGTTGTGGGGGAGAACGCCTCCCCCACTTTACTTAGAAGCCGCCACCATACATAGCGTTGGCTGGCGGAGGGCGCTTGCCCTTTTTCTTCTTCTTCCCTGCCTTAGACATAGCGATTGCCACCGCCTGTTTCTGAGGCTTTCCCGCGTTCTTCTCCGCCTTGATATTACTGGAGATAACGCGCTGTGACGTTCCACTCTTCAGAGGCATGTTACTTCCTCGCAGGCTCGACCGCAGGCTTCGCCTGAGTGCCTACCCCCACATGCCCAGCTTGAGCTTTCGCCAGCGCTGTCAGTGCTGTCTGCACCTCGGGCTCAAGGAACAGCAGACCAAGCGGGGCAGCGTTGGTGATGGGCTTCGTCAAGTTGTCCACCACCTTCTTCACTTCCGCCTTCCCGGCGTCGTCGAGCCCCTCCATCTCTGGAGTGACCCCACCTTCCGGCACCGTGAAGGAAGTCTCGTCACCAACAATCGTCCCCTCGTCGAGAAGGCGATCGTTCATGTAGTGCTTCGCAAGAAGCCGATACTTAGGCATCTGTGTTCGTCCTTTCTGGCTGGTGCTCAGCCCTTAGTTTGTGACCACGATACCAGGCCGGTACGCAATGTTCTGCTGACGATCGAGAATGATGCCAGCGGTGAGCTTCCCAGCGGTCATCGGGCCAGTACCAACGAGATAGTTGAGCCGAAGATAACGGGGGAGAGGATCGTTCGGGTTCGGGCTTGGCACATCAATCTGGAACGGGTTCTTACCCGCCTGAAGCTGTGCAAGCGTCAACACGGCCGACTCAGCGTAGGTCGTGAAGGTCGAGTTATCGGCCGAACCCTGAAACTGCACCTGAAGCGTACCAGCACCAGTCGCAGTGAAGTTCTCCGTCGGTTGCACGAGGACTTCCAGCGGGTAGCCGGGTCCCATGTCTCTCGCGTTCAGCAGGTCGAGCACGTTGGCGCTAACGCCAGATGCCGTAATCGCGCTGTTGTTGTCGAACAGCAGAAGTCCGTCCAAGATCATCTTTGTCTCCATTCGGGTCAAGTGTTAGGTGTGGTTAGATAAACCGTTTATCCAACCATACCAGTTACTAGACGACCCTCGCTTCGTTGTTGAGGATGGCGTCACAGGTCTTGATCGGTATTCCCCTGAACGTCGTGCAAACCTTCCCATCATACTCAGCGATGTCGAGAAGGACATTCTTCTTATTCACGGCCTGGATGTCAAGCCAAGTCCGTAAGGTGCGGTTGCAGTAGATTGCAGTCCGACCCATCGAGTCACTCACCGAAGGTGCGTCACTCTTCTGAACCGCCTGTGCCCGCGCTGAAGCGACCGGCAGCTTATACAAGCCACGGATCAGTCCAGTCAACAGATCAGGAGGCGTTGCTCCGCTGAGTGTGGTCACGTCGATGTTGCACAGCCGAACAGCGAAACGCCAGTCACGAACCGTCAGCCCACACTCCCACTTGAAGTGGTCACGATAGGCTTGATAAGTGTTGCCGTTCACGTCGTTCACTGGCCACTCGCCCATGTCCTTGTGTTGCAGCCCCGACATCTTGCCTTTCGGGAAGATACCGTGGATGGTCTCTGCACCCCAAGTCACGATCCACATCGAAGTGTTCGTGCCACCAGTTCCCGTCATATCAATGACGTTCGCTGCGGTCTGAGCATTGGCGATGTTGACAGTGTTGTAACGCGGGGCCAGTCCCATGAACCGCTCCGGGTTCACGGAGGTGTTCCCGTAGAACACTGTCGCCGACACCTGTTGGTTCATGCCTTCGAGAAAGGCCTTCACCTCACTGAATCGGAACTCAGGAGTATTACCGTTAAGATCAGCAATATCCTTGTCAACCACGCTGTACGTTTCGAGGTTGCCACATGAGTCAGTGATCTGTGCCGTTGTGCTCTTCCCATTTGGGACACCGTAGTTGAGCAAGCGCCACGTTGCAGCCGGCAAGCCAGTTCGAACTGTCGTCCGGTGGCCTGTCGGCAGGTTGCCTTGGACAAAAAGCATATCGTCCAAGATCTCGTTCGTCTGTGACAACAACTCAATGATCGTAGCGATCTTGTAGTTGTCGTCGACTCGCTTGGCCCAATCAGCAAGGGTCAAGGCAGTTGCGCCGATAACTGGCATTGTTTATTCTCCTCGGTTTGGTACCAGATGTGGATACAGTGCAGCGCCTGGACTGTCAGGCTTCGCTGATCGTGGGGGTTCCGCTCTCACCGGCCCAGGCTCCGATAATGCTTTCGACATACGGAACAAGGTTCGGATGATTGCAGGGTTGTTCCCCGCACCAGTAAAGTCAAGTGCAGTCCTAACTCCAGGATCGCCGTATTCACTCAAAGCACTTCCAATAACACGCCTCACTTCGTCGAAGTTCTTGCCACCCATCTCTTGGTCAGCCATAACTTCGTCTTGCCAACCCTTTTGCGTGTCTCGCCACATCTGGTACGGCCGATCAGCCGCCTCCTTGACGGTCTTAGCATACAGGTCGATATATTCCTGAGCCACCTCCTGTTTAACCCCACTCTTTTTGGAGATCTCAGTAAACTCATTAAACGCTGGGTTCTTCTTGTCGATCTGCGGGTCGAGCTTAAGCTGCGTCGGATCGAACGCTCCAGGGATAACTGAAGTTGGTTCGGTCTTGTCGTCGACTGTCCGCTCACTCGTCTCATCGTCCAGATCAACTGTTTCATCGTTGAGCAGTGAAGGCTTTTGATTAGCCTTCTCCAGTTGTTCTTGGGCCGCCTTAGCTGTTCCTGGCCCCGTCGCCTCTCCAACCGGCTTAGGTTCCGCTGGAGGTGTCGTCTGTGTAGCTGTCAGATCCGTCATTGCCTTCTCCCGTTTGCTTTATCGACTTCTCAAGATCACCTAGTTCTCGAGCCTCTTGTACCATCTCGATATACCGCGCTGGACACGCGCGCATAAGATCAGCCAACAGACGAAGCCCCATATTCCTTTCCCCCTCGGCAAAACCCATAGCAAGTGCCTCGATCGAGAAAGAACTTCTCCAGATATGTGCGCTCTCGAGTATCTCGAAGAACCAGGATCGACCTTCACGAGTCTCCATGATCCGCCGGAGTAAGTCATCCTTTATGTTCTCCTGAACCCTAAGCTGTTTGATCCGATCTTTGACTTGTTTCGGATCACTCGCATCATAACTCACTGTTGAACCTCAGTCCCTGATTGCGGCCCACCAAGTCCCATCATGGCGGCCAAAGCATTCTGGCCACCGCCCACGTCCGTCTTGGAAAGTACCTGCGCCCCCTTAACCGCCGCGTCAGTCTGACCAAGAAGCGCCGCTTGCTGCTGTTGCTTCTGCTTTTCTGCACGGAGAGCTGCCACTTCATCTCGGTTCCTCAAGATCTTCGGAGGCACACCCATCAAGTCCGCATACTCCACCATAAACTCATCCACGTTGATGTTGTCAAGCACGGAAGGATCAGCTGCGGCGATGTTACCAGCCAAGCCCATCACCCGCTCCATCCCTGAAGCAGACACCGCTCGCTGTGCTTCAGCAAGCATCGAAACGTACTGAACATTCAATCCTTGACCTTCCTTAAGAAGGCCCTCGGGCGGAGGCGGCAACAAACCAGCCCTCATCATGATCCCAAAGATCCGCTCGATCACTGGATCAAGCGCCTCCTGTTCAAACCGCTCGAGCACGGGGCCAAGCATAATCAACTTTTCCTCTCGTCTCGCATCTATCTCCGTTGCGGTCCTCACCGTGTCTAGCTGAGAGATCATCATGAAGAGATCATTGAAAAAGATGACCTTAATCCGCTCCTGAATCTCCTTAATGTCTTCCTTCAAGTCGTTGATCGGCGGATTGACTGTGAACACAGGCTTGTAGCCCACGTTCTGTAAGCCACTCACATAAGTGACACCACCTGGCATCAACGAGGCCGGTTGATTGCGAAGCTGAACATCAGCGAGCATTGGCGGATTAACCATCTTGTCAATCGCCTGTCCCTTCCTCTTTGTCTCCTGTTGCAGCTGTTTGATGTCCCCAAGAGCATCCATAGCAGGTGATCTGCCATAAACATCGTTCGAGACGAGGTCCCAGCGAGGAGCAATGACAGGCCACTCATTGTATCCACTCCACCGGAGCGGCCCCTCCGCTGTATTGCCCCTCTCCCAATACAGCTCCATGTACTTCCACTTTTGTCTTTCACTGCCATCATTCGGCTCAATCAGATGACAAACAACAATCTCTTGAGTCCGACCTCCTGGTTGCGCGTAAGCTTTCTTCGTCGACTCCGAACAATTCTCCAGTCCGAACTCCTGTACAACTTGCTTAACGGTCATCGTGAACTCTCTTGCGAGCGTATCCACTTCATAAGTCGGACCCGCCTCAAGATAATACTCGCCCGCACAAGGGTTGTAAAAGCGGACCACGTTCTCGTAGTCCTCGTAGCAAATCGAAACACCTGTACCGAACACAACAAGATCAAGATACAAAGTAGCCATAGCATTGTAGAAGTTTGACTCCGCGAAGACTTTAAGCAATCGTTTCTCGCACTCAGCAAGCCACAGTGACGCTGGGTTCGACGAGTCGTTCAGTTGCAGTCCCTCGATCCCCAGACGGAACCAGGGCCTCGTAGGTGAGGTGATTCCGCTCATCATACCAGCCGCACACACCCGAGCGGCAATTGTACCTGTAGAGTCGATAATACCTGTGTTCAGTTGCGTTCCTCGACTCATCTCGTTCGGTGTTATCAGCCACTTGTATCTCCTCGGCAAGAGGAAGTTAGCCAGCTCCCTCCAGTGAACCCACCAAGAGTAGCGCGGAGTTCTCATCGCGATCAAGCGTTGATCCGCCCATTCCGCTCTCTCCTGGCGAGTTTTCTTGTTCATCTAGCGCCCCAACAAAGACTTGTTAGAGTCTTCTTGATCCTGAGAAGGTGTTGCCAAATCCCCAGGCTTCGCTTGATTAGCTTCTAGCTGACCCGCAATCTTCTGCGGATCAGTACCTGGTTGTGACGGCGCTGCCGTCGGCATTGGAGTCGTTGCCTGTTGGATCGGAGCTGATGGTGGAGTCGGCTGTTGGTCGTTTCCGCCAAACATCTTAATCCCCTAACAATGACTTAGAACTAGTAGTGGCAGGTGTCGTGAGACCCCCGCTACCAGTTGCTATGGTTGCACCAACCCCTGCCTTCGAGGCCGATCTGATCTTTTGTCCAGCCTCAACAACGCTCGTGTCAGCTGGTGTAGGAGCTGGCGGCGGCACTGGAGGTGGCTTAGGTGGTGGTGGTGTTGAGCCTCCGCCTCCGAACATTACGGCCTCCGTTCGTGTTTGTTGTCAGGTGTACGATCGGGCTTGTCAGGGCTGAACATTGGCTTGCTCCGTCCTTCAGCACCACGCGTGATCGGCGGAGCCTCTGGATGTGCCCCTGCAACGAAGCTCCCAATCACTGGATCATCGACGATCCCAATCCCTCGAATGGAGAAGTCCTCTTGTTGATCAGGGAAAACACGGAGGCTCATAAGCGCTCCATCAGCACTGACTCCCGTCACCAACGCGGCACTCTCCGTCCCAGGCCCCACTCTTGCGAGCACCCGTGGATCAGCGGCCGCCATATCAGTTGGGGCCTTATAGACTCCAGTAACACCTACCGTCATTTTCGCCTCCTTTGTTAAGCATGAATTACGAAGCCGAACGAGTGCCATCCAAGCAAGAACAGCAAGATGAAGAACAGCAGCTCACTCGCGTAGAGATAAGGTCCAGTCAACCCACCCCACCTTGTCCCGATCCACGAGAAGAACCACAAGATCATGAGCACCCAAAACAACAGACCTATAGACATGACGTCACCTCGCAGGTGAGATGTGCAGCTCTTTAGTCATGATATTGATAACATTGTCCAGTCGCCGCTTGTTCTCGTTGGATGTACTCTCCAACACCGTCAAGCGGTTGTCGACCACAGCTAAATGTGGCGAGCCCCTTGTCTCCAGCGTCTGAACCCTTGCCTCCAACTTCACCATATACGCAGTCATGCTTAACACAGCAGCACCAATTCCAACGGCTTGGGCCAACAAGAAGTAGACCAGCGTGGAATTGTCCTTGAGCCATGTCTTTGCTTGCTCAACCATCAGTTGGTTCCGGTCGCTTTAAGAGCTTCGGTGGGACAGGAGCCTTCATTGACTCCGCGGCTTCCCAAGCATCAATCACGTCTTGATATGCATCAACACTTTCGATTGGCTCGTTACACTTAAAAGTGTATGGAGTCGAGTCTCTGTTATCGAACTCGATCCATCCAGTCGTGCCATTCCACTGAACTGCATTAAGGCCCTCAAGCTCCGAGAACTGAGTGCAGTCTACTTCCTTCCCTTCGTCATCAACTATAACGATGTCATCACTTGGAATGATCGTCAAGCGCATGTTGCCTCCCGTTTACAAGTGCGTTCCACTGTTCTCGCTGCGATTGATTAGCACTCACTACTTCATTCCTGAAGCTTTCGACCGCCGCCCCTGTTGCCCTCTGTTGTTGTGAGTTCTCAATCATCAACAGAGGCATCCAAGCAAGCGCACAATTCCAGTGATCGACCATCTCCTCACTCTGCGGATGCTTCCCTCTCACATGCACCCACAACGCACAAGTGTGACAAACAAGCTTCATCGGCCTTTGCCACAATGGACACTTCAATGTGCCCGACGCTCTTGGTTTCTCAGTGTCCATCAGTTCTTCTGTGCTATGATAACATCAACATACTGAACACGAAGGTCTATGCCCATAGCAAACGCAGCGCCACCACCAGCCGCTACATCGAAGACAGCGCCGTAGGCGTTGAGACCGTTGCCGTCAGAAGGCTCGTGGTGGAAGCCGCCAGGGCCACCACCTGGATTAAGAGTGTAGCCATAAGTTTGATGATTGTGATAGGCCATGTTGGCTGTGTTAGGAGTAATTGGATCTGTTGAAGTCCTACCAAACGTCCCTGCAAAGCCAAGCACACCGCCTGTTCCCGCTGTTCCAGAAACAATACGCAAGGCCTTGTCATTGTGCAGCGTTAACTTTGTCCAGCCTGTTGGTGCGGCCGTCTGCACAAACAGCATCAAGGTTCCAACCGGGAAAGAGCTGGCCGCAGCATCGACGTACTGCTTAGTGGCCGCGTGAAGTGGTCCAGTTGGATTGCCCTTCAGAACAACAAGCCCATCAGCCCTGCTAATCCCAAGCGCCTGTCCAACATAATCACCCGCGTCAGTGAAGTAGTGAATACCAAAGTTTGATCCAACATTGCCACCACTTTCCGCCTGGGTGTCACCAATAGCTACATCCCAACGAGGCAAAGCCCCTATCATGGAGGTGATACTAGCTAACTCTCCAACTGCTGTTCTCTGTAAAATAATGTGCGGGCTGACATAGTTAACTATAAGTTGGCCGGTCATCGTGTCGCCGGCCTTCTTAACGTAAGTCGGCGCGTCCGGTATCGTCTGTGCAACCCAGCTCGTCCCATCCCACTTATACTGTGGCACGCCCACTTGTGCTGGAGTCGGATAAAGATCACCGACTGTAGGTGAAGATGGGAAGTTGAGTGCCATTACAGCCACTCCACAATGAGAACACTGTTAGTATCGAAGAGGGTGCCGCTATACAGGATAAAACGAATAGCTAAGACACTAAGACCGGTGCCTGGAGTCTGACAACGGTTATTGAGAGTAAATATCCCGTGTCCAGTTGCATTGTTATAACCTCTCGATATGAAGTCACCTGAAAAATAATTTCCTACGGCTTTTCTCTTAACCTGCATCATCCCATCCCAGGTGAAAGGAAGTCCGCTATTATCTTGAGTTTGCACCAAAAAGAAACCTGCAATAGAAGCATTATTAGTATAATAGGCCCAAGCTGCAGCTGGATAAGCAGTAAACTGATTCCCACTAAAGACATAGCCCCCTACTGAGTTAATAAACACTCCGGCCGAAGTACTCAGCTGTATCATAGGATACGTCGAGCCCGCTCCCGCAAAATAAGCCGAACCACTTAATCGCGCTGCAACAGCATTCGCAGGAACTGGAATGTCAATTAAGTTGAGTCCGTCTAAAGTGAAGCGTTGCCTATTTGATGTCTTGAGATCGACGTATTGCTTGGTGGCAGCGTGAAGCCCTGACGTAGGATCGCGGGGCAGCACAAAGTTTCCGCCATCTAACTTAAGCTCGGCTGCAGCGCCACTTCCACTCGCAATCAATCGAGCATCGAAGTCAGTAACCGCTGCACCTGAGTGGAAATCAATGAATGGAGTGCTGGCAACGCCATCCATCCTGCCAATCTCGATATTGCTGATACCACTATTTAAAGTAAGTGATGCATTGCCAGCTGGTGTACTGATCACCAGGTTACCAGTCATCGTATCGCCAGCTTTTTTAACAAGCGCTGACGTATCGAGCACTGGTGTCGCAACCGCCTGGACCCACTGAACAGGGCCTACGCCATCATTATAGCGGAGATAAAGAATGCCAGTATCACTTTCCCACCATAGCGTGTTGTCAAGCGGAGTGGGTGGTGGAGTGTCGCTTACGATGATCGGAGCCTTGCTGTCGACGTACTGTTTAGTGGCGGCTTGGAGTGGAGCGGTCGGGTTGCCACTCAGTGTCAGCGCCCCCGTCATAGTATCGCCGACAATATCGACGAACTTAGTGTCCGCCTCAGCCTTCGTATAAGACTGACTGGCCGTTTGCGCAGCGTACCAAACACCTCTCACCGATGACCACTTCCAGACCGCCCCCGCATACGCAGTGAAGGCTTGATCGTTGACTGGTGCGACAGGGAAGACTATCTTTGTGTAAGCGGCTGGCTGCGCAGGAATGTAGGGGAGCGGCTCGATCCACTGATGTCCACCTCCATCGTTGTAGTAGATGTAAGTGATGCCTGTCGCTGAGTCGAGCCACATCGTATTGTCAGCTGGTGCAACGGGCTTAGTCTCACTAACGAGGATCGAGGCTCCACCACCGCCTCCACCAGACGAGTTAATCGTTACATCCACCTCTTCATTAACAGCATCATCCGCCACAGCTAGCGTTACATTCAGGCCCTCGATAAAGTTGATCGCTCGTCTGATCCCCATCGAGACGCCAGCAAGCTTAACCTTAACTCGAGCGTTGTCATCAGGCCCAATGGCCCCAATCACATTCCTCGCATCCTGAGCCGTGGGTGAGCGGACGAGTTGCTGGCCAACGCTCGAGCTGTCGCTGATCTGGGCGACGGGATGAGAGTGAGCAGAGGGTGGGAACTCGCTCGGCTTGTTCTCGATCTGGTTCCAATCAGTCTCGCTAAGTGGAGGCAGTTGGCTTGTTGGAACGAGGCCATTTCCATCGAGCGAGGCGTAACCGTTCGGGAAGCCTCTCGCACTCGAGTCCTGCTTCAGGTTCAATCCATCTTGCAGACCAGTAACATCTGCGATGATGTGTGAGTGAGCAGACGGCGGGAACGTAGCTGGTTTCCCACCAATCTCATTCCAGCTTGCGGCCGAGCGAAGCACTCTCCAGGCGTGTCGTCCTGAGTCGTACTGCCACGTCAGCGGAATACCAGCAGGAGTGTACTGTTGGCCTTGCTGCGGGTTGATTGGAAACTGGATTGCCATCTCAGTGTCCTACGGAACAGGGTTCAGGTGAGCGGGCTCGACCCAAACACCTTGTTGATAGATGAAGAAGTTGTTGATGGTGGTGTCCAGCCACGCCATTCCCTCGAGAGGCTGTGCAGGCACAGTATCGGAGATAACGATAGCAGAGACACCACCACCAGATCCACCAGTAATTACGGGCGTCCAAGCCTGATTCCGGCGGCCGTAGATCTGACCATCTGAAGGAGCCTCAGGGAGGGCAGACGTGTCACTGACCGAGGGCGTCCATGTGCGGGGCTTTGCTAGGGCATCGTCTCGACTGACACGCAGCTCGTAATAAGGTGGATACTCTCCAGCGGGCCAAACGATCAGTGAGGCCTCGCCACCAGTAATGCTCGTGACCATTCCCGAGAGGTATTGTCCCGGTCCCCACCTCTCTTCGAAGGCCGTGCCAGGTCTAAAGACAACCGGCTGTCCAAGCTGTATCGCCATTATTTTGACACTCCGCAAACGACGAGCAAAAGTATCAGGATCAAGACCGTCCCCACCAAAAACTTATCAGCTTCGATGTGCCTCACGCGCTGATTCCAATCGCCCTGTTCGTGAAGGGGTCGTAGTCAACACCTTCAGCCATTGGCTGCTTCGACCGGAACTGTGCGTGCTCGCCCCCAGCATAAATGCTCGGCATCACAGGATAAGAGAAGGTAAGGGCAAGGGCGTCGCTCAAGTCGGGCGAAGCGTAGCCCCGTCGCTTCATATCCTCTTTGCGTTCCAGCTGAATTTCATCTCGGATGTTGAAGCCGTACTCAGGTCCAGGCAACTCTTCTCTGTATTGTTGCATGAACTGACCTTCGTTCGGCAAGCAGCCGATCTCAAGCCACTTCTTCATTGAGTGCCATATCTCTGATCGTTTGTTAGCACTTCTTGCACCCTCCTCAAGATCTGTTCGGTCGCTCTTCCCTCCGAATTGGATGTCGAAGACAGGGACATGCAGCTGGCGAAGACGGTCAACAACACCACCTCCCACTCCGCCGCCGTCCACGAATACTGCGTCCGCCTTATACTGCGAAAAGACATCGGCGACCCTCCCCGAGAGTTGCATCGTATCGACGTTTCTCAGAATGATAGGCTCAACTGTTCGAGCGTCTCTTCCCTTGCGGAACGCGATGCAGCTGGCGTCGTCACCGAAGCGAGCAACGTCAACTCCAATAATAAACGGCTCGAATGGCGAGGCTCTTGACGGTAGCTCTCTCTGAGTGGCAGCTTCAACTGTGTCAAGCCCGATGAACTGCATCGACCCGCTTCGCGGGAACACTCCGCGGACGCGAACTCGAACGAAGTCGCTGTCTTCGCCATAGTCCCTGACCCATCGTTTGAATTGCTCTTTATTCGTGATGCTGACTGTTCTGGAGTCGACCTCGAACGTCTTCCAGCGATAGCGGAAGCGGCCGAAGCACTCGCGGAACCGGCCGGAGTTACGAGTTGGGTTTCCGCAGACCATCCACACGATCTGTGTATCACTGTCCGTCAGCGCGCCTTCAGTCGTCTCCCAGATCACATCTGGAATAGCCGAGGCCTCATCGAAGATCACCAGAATCCGCTTGCCCTTGTTATGCAGTCCAGCGAACGCTTCCGTGCTCCGCTCCGACCAAGCGATCAAGTCAATCCTCCAGCTTCGTTCGCGGTCAGGGCCGGTGTTATAGATTGCAGTGGCTGTCATCTTGAAGTGTTCACGGCCCATAAACAGCCGGTGCCACTTCGTCAGCTCGGCCCACGTCTTCGTCTTCAGCTGCGTTTCGGTGTTAGCTGTAACGACCCCGCGACAATCCTCGAAGGTGGTTAAAGACCAAAGAATGATCCACGCAACCAACGCACTCTTACCGACGCCGTGACCGGAAGCAATAGCAAGCTGGATGGCTTGGTTCGCTGTGAGCAAGCCATCCCGAATCCCCTCAAGGACCGTCAGCTGCCATTGTTCCGGCCCTTTAAACCGTTCCAACTCCGTCTCCGGCGCTTCCCAAGGAAAAGCCCAAGCGACGAAACCAACTGGATCGTTGGTGTAGCGAGCAAGTGCGTCGGCCATCTCTTTCTGAGGGTCTTCGATCTTAGCAAGCATTGATTATCACTTCGGTGTCGTGACGGCCTTGACCGCCCACATCGCTGCATCTTCGTAGTGTGTCATTGCCAAGGACAACAGCCGACCCTTCTCCGGGTCATCGTGCTTGTCGTTCTCGGCGTTACAGAGGTCAATCAAATCGGCCGTGTAACGCTTGATCTTATCGACCAAGTTATCGTTGGATGGATTGAAGCCTTCACGAACTCGATCGGAACCTAAGCTCATCTTAACTCCTGTTAAAAAGAGAGGGCGTTATGCGGACGCCCTCGAGTTACCAAGGCCGGCTCGCGAACAACCTTGGAGGGGGTAAAAGTGCCGGAGAATCATTTCTAATCCTCCGGCTCGCGGCCAAGCAGGCTGCTGTCGGTAGGAGCGGGGACTTGCTTGACCTCGATTGTTAAGGCTTGATTGTGCTGGGGCCGCTCAGCGCGTTTCCTCGCCGCCTGGAGCTTATCCGCGAATGAATTCAAGTCCACATTCATGTTCAAGCTTTTGGTGGTGGGGGCGAACCCCGTTCGATCAGCCAGTGTTTTAACCATTTCAAGAAGCGCTCCGGGCGTGAACTCTTCAGGGTGGTCATCAAGTCTCTCAC